TGGTTTATTGTTAACAGAGAACAATTATTAAATATGACAATGCAAAAGTTAAAAGACAATCATTATAAAACTGGAAGTGGAATTTATATTATTCACCAAAGACCAAATAAAAAAGATAAAATAACATTAGTTCCTTTTAAAGACATGAAAACAATTAATCATTATGAGCTCACAAAATAACGATTCTAAATCACAAAAAATTTACAAAGTTAATGGTCAAGAAATTACCATTACAAAGCTAAGAGAATTAATTATTGAAGCTGTAGGTGATGAAAAGATTTCATCTACTGAAATTGCTAGACGCATTAATGCTAACTACACACACATCGTAGGTGCTATAGCAAACATGGTGGCCTATCGTTATTTAAACTCTAGTGGATGTAAGAGTCATACATTGTATTTTAAAGATAGTCCATGCTTACTTCAAAATATACTTAGGCCATTACCTGCTGGATATGAAAACATGACTGGCACAGTTTATAAAGAAACTCATGCAAAACATAATTTAAGATCTAATTATAGATCAGAGTCAAATAACGTTAGCTCAATATATTCTCTGGAGGATTAATATGACAATGGAAAGGTTACAAGATTTATTAAAAGCATGGGCACGCAGCCTTAAGTATGAAGGCAATAGTAAACTTGGCTTTCCTAGTCGCAGTCTTGGTATGAGTACTGGTGGCAATAGTACTTCATTTGATGAGATGTATGATTCAATGCAGAACGATCATATACGCACCATACAGGCCATCATAGATTCACTTCCAGAACGTCAACAAAATGCTGTGTATCACAAGTATACTGGATCAAAGGCTGAAGTGTTGCAAGATTACCACATGAACATGGCCTATGATAATCTTTTAACGATAGCAACGAGAAGAATACCTAACTAGCACTTGACATCACTGTGTTATTGTGATATAATCGCAGGTGCTGGGATAAGTGTATCTATCACTTTCATAGCACTTCATAATTGGCCTGTGTAATAGCAGGCTTTTTTTTAGTTTGAATAAGATGATCCAAGTACAAATATGTCAAGAGTGTGGTGAGCCATACGATCAAGATGACACTGGATCTTCCATTTGTCCAGACTGTAGAAACCTCACACATTTTAAATTAAGGAATCCAGATGAAGAAGCCAACAACCAAAGCAGGAAAGCTCAAGAAGATAGGTAAAGTTATGGGTGAATTCAAAGCTGGTACATTGCACTCTGGAAAGGGTGGCAAGGTAGTTAAATCTAAAGCTCAAGGTATTGCAATCGCTTTAAGCGAAGCAGGCATGAGCAAGAAAAAGAAAAAATAAGGATCAATCATGAAAGGCTTACTTGGATTATTAAGTGAATCAAATAGTACTGCACCTACAGGAACTATGACACGAGCTGAATTAGAGGCTTTAAAGTTTGCACAAATGAAAGCACAGCTTGATGAAATGTCAAGAGCAAGACAAATGGGTGATGTTTATACAACTGGTACTCCAGAAAATGTACAATTTTTAAGACAATGGAATCCTTTAGCTAACACCATGCAAAACATTCCACCATATGCTGGTGGTGTATCAATGCAAAATGTTATGCCTCCAAAGGCTATGGATTTAAATTCACTATTAAGAATGTTAGGAAGATAATGAAAGGTCTATACGCAAACATCCACGCTAAGCGTGCAAGAATCAAAGCAGGATCTGGTGAAAAGATGGCTAAGGTAGGAAGCAAAGGTGCACCTACAGCAAAACAATTTAAACAAGCAGCTAAGACTGCAAAGAAAAAGAAATGATAAAGAAGGGCAAAGAAACATTCTCTGGTTATAACAAACCAAAGAAAACTCCAAGCCATCCAACTAAATCACACGCAGTACTTGCTAAGGTTGGCGATAAAGAAAAACTTATTCGCTTTGGTCAGCAAGGTGTGAGTGGTGATAAAACAAATACAGCAAGAGCTAAGTCATTTAAGGCTCGTCATTCTGATAACATTGCTAAGGGCAAGATGTCTGCAGCATACTGGGCAAACAAGGTGAAATGGTAATGGAATGTCCTATCTCAACACAAGATATTAAAGAGAATCTCAAGAATAGAGATTGGGCTTTTAAGAATGTAGGTTATGGTGCAGCTAATCCAGAACTTCCTAACGATGAATTCTGGGCTAAGAAGGCTGACGAATGGCAATGCTCTGTAGAAGAAGCTAAGACAATGAGATGTGGCAACTGTGCTGCATTTATCCAAACTCCAGAGATGATGCAATGTATTATCAAAGGTATCCAAAAAGAAGAATCAGATTCAGAAACATATGCAAATGAAGTTGTTAATGCAGCTGAGTTAGGTTACTGCGAACTATTTGAATTTAAATGTGCTGCAGATAGAACTTGTTCAGCATGGTTAGTGGGTGGATCTATCAAAGATAAGATGACTACTAAACAAAAGCAAATGCTCATGATGGCTAAATTTGAATATGGACAAAAAGAAGAACCAGAAGAAGAAGAGGATGAAAGCTACTGAGATTGCTTACATCTTACTCGCTGTTATAGCAGATGTTGCATTACTCATTAACGTTTATCATCATTGGTAAATACAAATCAAGAATTATATAATAACATTTTAAGGTAATGACCCAGTAATGGAGTTACAATCATGGCAGAAAGATTACGCAAAAGACATCAAGATGAGATAAGGACTAAGATCCAGACCAGTCAGCTCATAAATGTTCTTCAAAATCATGCACTTGGTGCAGATGAAATTGAAATTACTCCAACTAGGATGAAGGCTATTGAGCTTTTACTTAAGAAGAGTTTACCAGACCTAACATCAACTGAGATCACAGGTGATCCAGATGCACCTTTAGAGGTAAAGGTTGTTACAGGAATTGAGTGAGGTTATAGACACAGGGTATAGACCTCGTGCTCCACAGAAGTTGATTCACCAGATGGTGAAGGACAACAGGTTCACAGTAGTGGTAGCTCATAGACGTATGGGCAAGACTGTATCAGCCATAAACCAGTTGATACATTCATCACTACTGTGTGATAAACCTAATCCAAGATTCTCTTACATAGCTCCAACGTATTCACAATGTAAACGTATTGCATGGGATTACATATTGCAATATACAAGGCCACTAGGTGCAGTTGCTAACGTTGCAGAGTTAAGAGTTGATTTTATGGGTAGACGTATCTCACTTTATGGTGCAGATAACCCAGATTCTCTTCGTGGTATCTACCTTGATGGTGTGGTATTAGATGAGATTGGTGACATGAATCCAACTATTTTTAGTGAAGTAGTACGACCAGCACTAGCAGATCGTTTAGGTTATGCAATGTTTATTGGTACACCTAAGGGTAATAATCACTTTAAAGACTTAAGAGATCGTGCTGATAAAGAAATAGATGGATGGAAACTGTTAGAGTTTAAAGCATCTGAAACAAACTTATTAGATCCAGCAGAGTTAGCTTCAGCTAAGAATGAAATGGGTCTAGATAAATATGCTCAAGAGTTTGAGTGCTCATTCAATGCTGCTGTAGAAGGTTCATACTATGGTCAGATCATTAATGACTTAGAAGAACAAAACAGAATTACAAGTATACCTAGAGAAGAACTTAGCAAAACATTTTGTGCATGGGACTTAGGTATATCAGATAGTACTGCAATATGGGTAGCACAAGTTGTTGGTAAAGAGATTAGACTCGTAGACTTTTATGAAAATCATGGACAAGGGTTAGATACTTATGTTGCTTGGCTTAGAGATAATGGATGGAGTGATGCTGCTCAGTTGCTACCTCACGATGTAGAGGTAAGAGAGTTAGGCACAGGTAAATCTCGTAAAGAGATGTTACAAGATGCAGGATTAGAAATTACAGTAGTTAAGAAGTTACCAGTTGCAGATGGTATTCAAGCAGTCAGAAGAATGTTACCACGATGCTGGTTTGACAAAGAAGTTAAGCAAGGCCTTGATGCATTAAGAAACTATCGTAGAAACTACGATGAGAAGCGTAATGTGTTTTATGATTCACCATTACATGATTGGTGCTCACACGCTGCAGATGCATTTAGGTATTTAGCTGTAGGATTAGATGAGAGTTCCTCTGATTGGGGTCAACCTCTAAACATTAATAACAAATGGATTGTATAAATGGCAATTGACATCAATAAATTAAAGACGATCATTGAATCTGAAATAGATGACTCATTAGGTTACCTAGAAACAGATACCACAGATGAACGTCAACAGGCACTTGAGTACTATCTTCGTGAGCCTTATGGTAATGAAGTAGAAGGCAAGTCACAAATTGTCACAGGTGAAGTTGCTGAAGCAGTTGATGGTGCATTGCCACAACTCATTCGTGTATTCACATCATCTGATAACGTTGTAGAGTTTGCACCAGCTAAAGAAGGTGACGAACAAAATGCTGAACAGGCCACACAATTAGTTAATCATGTATTCTATAAAGACAATGATGGTTTCTTAATCCTTCACAATTGGTTCAAGGATGCATTATTACAAAAGACTGGTATCGTTAAGGCTTATTGGAATGATGAAAAAGATGTAACTAAAGAGAAGTATGAAGGCCTCACAGATGATGAGCTAATGATGCTCATGCAAGATCCAGAGGTGGAACTTGTATCACAAGAAATTATTGAAGAGTCAACAGTAGATGAACTTACTGGTCAAACAACTTACAGCAAATCTAATAATGTTGTATTAAGACGCACAAAGAACAAAGGTAAGATTGTTGTAGAAAATGTACCACCAGAAGAGTTCTTAATTTCTAAACGTGCTAAGACAATTCAAGACTCACCATTCGTAGCACATCGCAGAATGATTACTCGTTCTGAGTTAGTGGCTATGGGCTTTGATAAAGACACAGTGGATGCATTAGATTCTGGTGATACTTTAGAGTTTAGTCC